CTATATCCATCCAATGTTTGATGGCAAGATTGGCAAGTTTGTAGAGAAAGCGGCCAAGACCCCAAACTTTACAGGTGTGTTTTTGATACCAGCCTCAACCCATACCAAATACTTTCACGAATGGATATACCATAATCCAAATGCGGAAGTGCGTTTCTTAAGAAATCCCAAATATGGACATCACTTTGGACACGACGATGGCACAGAGGATAAACCCACAAAAATAGGATATATCAAACCATTGATGGTGGTGGTTTTTAGAAACAAATGAAATTATCAGAACCTCAAAAAAAGGTTGCTGATGACAAGGCTCGTTTTAGAGTACTCGTCACTGGCAGACGATTTGGCAAAACCACATTAGCAATCAGAGAATTATGTTATATCGCTCGCATACCCAACAGACTGGTATGGTATTGTTCTCCATCCTATAGACAATCCAAATCTATTGCTTGGGTAAAATTAAAACAGGTGTTAAAAGATCTACGTTGGGTCAAACGTATCAACGAAGCAGAACTAACCATAACATTGAAGAACGGCTCTCGTATCTGCCTCAGAGGAGCAGATAACAAAGATTCACTGAGGGGGGTTGGTATTGATTTCCTTGTGTTGGACGAGTGTGCTGACATAGATGAAACTGCTTGGACAGAAGTTTTAAGGGCTACCTTATCAGACACCAAAGGTACTGCATTATTCTGTGGCACACCCAAAGGTATGAATTGGTTTTACGATCTATACCAAAGAGGACAGAACCCTACAGAAACAGAATGGAGTTCCTATCAATTTACCACTATAGAAGGTGGATTTGTTGATAACAATGAAATAGAACAAGCCATGCGAGACCTGGATGCTAAGACATTCCGTCAAGAGTATCAAGCCACCTGGGAAACCTATTCAGGCATAATATATCACTCTTTTGATATGAATCAAAACGTCAGGACTTGTGATTTGCCCAAAGACCAAAACATCATTTCCATTGGCTGTGATTTTAATATGGACCCCATGTCAGCAGTGGTCGCATACATCAAAGATGGCATTGTAAATGTGTTTGATGAAATACAGATATGGAGTTCCAACACAGATGAATTGTGCCAGGAGATCCATCGTCGTTATCCAGGCAAGAAAATCTTCGTGTATCCAGACCCTGCCTCTCGTGCTCGTAAAACATCAGCAGGTGGTAAAACTGACCTCAGCATTTTAGCCAATGCAGGGTTTATACCCAAAGTGATGAGCAAACATATGGCAGTGAGAGATAGAGTAAATTCTGTCAATGCCAAACTCTGTTCTGCATCAGGTCAGCGAGGCATATTCATCCATCCAAAGTGTAAGAATCTGTTAAATAGTATTGCAAAACAGACCTACAAAGAAGGCACTGCTTTGCCAGACAAAACACAAGGATTTGATCACATGAATGATGCTTTAGGATATCTTGTTTCTTTCTTATATCCAATCAAAACACATTTTGAAGAACAACAACCTGAAAGATTTGCAGTCAAAGTAGGAGCACAAAGATAATGGCAGACATATTTGGTCTAACAGATAGAACTAATTCTGAAAACACCACAGACTTACCAACACATAAAGATTATGAAACTTATATCAACCAGTGGAAATTTCTTAAACGATCCTATTTAGGTGGCAATGAATTCAAACGAGGTCTGTATCTAACTCGTTATCAATACGAAACAGAAAACGAATATTTTGACAGATTATCTCAAGCCGCAGTGGACAATCATTGTAGGTCTGTGGTACACATTTTCAATTCGTTCTTATACAGACAAGATCCCAAAAGAGAATTTGGTTCTATACAAGGACCTGAACTGGAAGCATTCTTAAAAGATGCTGACTTTGAAGGTAGAAGTTGGGACTCATTCATTAGTGAGGTTAACATTCAATCTACCATATATGGCCATGTATGCTGTATAGTAGATCGTCCAGAAACGCAGGTAGGTACCAGAGCAGAAGAGTTGGCACAGGGCATACGTCCATATTGCAATATCGTGACTCCAGAAAATATTTTAGATTGGAGATTTATCAGACAGCCAAATGGACATTATGAATTAGAATACCTAAGAATATTAGAGCAAGACGATAGACCATTCCAAAAAGCCAATGAATATTATATCAAGACTTGGACACCAGAATATATCAGTTTAGAATCATACAAACCAAATCAAAAAAATCCAATTGAAATCATGGAACAGAAACCCAACCTTTTAGGCAAAATACCTGCAGTATGGGTATATGCCAACAGAGGACCTATTAGAGGAATTGGTGTATCTGATATAAACGACATTGCCATAGCACAGAGATTCCTACACGAATGTTGGTCAGAAGCAGAACAATTAATTAGATTGACCAACCATCCATCATTGGTAAAAACAAATTCAACTCAAGCATCAGCAGGAGCAGGTGCTATCATTACCATGCCAGAAGAGTTAGATGGCAACCTAAAGCCCTACCTTCTTCAGCCTTCAGGTGGTAATTTAGATGCCATACTTGCTACCATTGACAACACTATTAAAAGCATTGACAGAATGGCACACCTTGGAGCGATCAGAGCGATTGAAACTCGTCAGATGTCAGGAGTGGCAATGCAATCAGAATTTCTACTATTAGATGCCAAATTGTCAGAGAAGGCTCGTAATTTAGAATTGGCAGAAGAACAGATTTTTAGATTGTTTGCTCAGTGGCAAGGTATTGCCTGGGATGGAGAAATCAAATATCCGCGAGCATTCCACATCAGAGACAAGAATCTTGATATGGACATTCTTAAGAAAGCCTCAGATACCAATCCTGTCAATCCTCAGGTAAAGGCCATGATTGATTACAAAATTATGGAAATAATATCTGATGGCGAAGAAGAGATACAAGAACATCCAGCAACCACTCCAGCGGATAGATCCGCACACATCCAACAGATGATTATGGATGGTTACACAGATCAACAGATACTACAAATACATTCAGAAATTAGCCAGGCTGATATAGACGCGGCTAAACAACAATTATTAAACACAAATAATGAAACCGCATCTACAACACAAACACCTGCTGGTTAGGGCACAGGTCAATTCCCCACCTTTAAAAGATTTTGATCTTGGAGCAGAATTAGAAAATCTTGTACGTCATATAGATATGAAGATCCTGTCAGGACCACACACAGCGTGGTGTCCTGTAGAAGGTAACATGGGTTGGTCAGGCACAGTCATAATAGAAACATCATCTATCACATTTCACTCATGGACAGAATCACACTATCCTGTAATTCAATTAGACGTGTATTCTTGCAAAGATTTCAGCATTAAGACTATCCTATTATGGTTAAGTCAGTTTGATCCAGAAAAGATAGATTACAAGTTTCTTGACAGAGAACACGATTTTAGAGAAATATTAAATGAGCAAATAACCTACGATATGAATCCAGGTTTTTTAGGACTATAATGGGATTGAGAAAACTATACAGAGAACCAGTAGAAACAGCCAGACACGTTCAAATGAAAAGATTGTGTTTGGATTATTTTACTCATTACGACAAATTAATGAAAAAACCTACCATGCTGAATGCATCAAGAGCAAGAAAAGCCTGTGTGGAATTAAAGAGAGTGGCACACGCCAGAGGAGTTGAATTGTTAGAACTATATGCACCAACTCGTAATGGCGATAAAATGCCACCCTATGGAAAACAAAAGGAGCAACCCAATGGCTAAAAAAAATAGAAAGCCCTCAAGTAAACCATCAGGTAGAAGACGACCTATGGGCGGTAAGAAATCAGGCAGAAGAAGATAGTGCCTCAGGCTACAAAAAGAAAAATAAGTAGCAAAGATGTTTATGACTGGATTAGAACGAAAATTAGCACGAGAAATTCAAAAACTGGAAAAGCAATCTGCCCTTATGCGAAAGCAACTCTTGAGACAGAAGCGATCCAGGTTGTGCATGGAAAACCTAACCTTGTGGATCAAATTAATCACTGTTGTAATCTCTTTGATTCTCTTGCTTTGGACTGTGTCGTCATCATTCTTCAGCCTACGATAAAAGAATCAGCACTCGCCAAACTCTGTAATCAAGCACACAAAAACAACCCACAATTTGCCATCCTGTATGATCATCCAGACAACAAGGGCCTACATAAAGGTGTAAGTTTTTCCTTTGGCAAAGCACCTCTTATTATGATACAGAGATTGAAACAATTGAAAAATGCACAACGACAATTACAAAAAACTGATTATTATGAGTCTTGGGGTCTTGACCCTAATGATTCTATGTTCTATTAAAGCATTATAAATAATAGCAGTGAGCAAATCCTAATCACGGAAAACAAAAAGGAGGATCACGATGGATCAAAAAACATCGCAAGACGGATCAGTTGGTACTGCAACGATTGATACAGTCTCTAAAACAGAGCAGGACATAGCGGACAATCAACCCGCGAAAACTTATACCCAGGCTGAACTGGATGGATTAATGGCTGAAGTTCGTAAAAAAGCAGAAGCCAAATATGAAAAAAAGTATGGTCAGGTAGATGTTGAGCACTACAGAAATCTCTTGGAAAAGGAAGAATCTGAAAAGATTGCCAAAGCCAAAGAGAAGTCAGAGTTTGAAAAATTGTTGAAGGAAAATGCTGAAAAGTTTAACAGCAAAATCTCAACACTAACTTCTGAACTGACCAAGATAAAAGTGGATGGAGCATTAATAAATGCGGCATCTACCAAACGAGCCATAAACCCAGAGCAGGTAGCAAGGCTGGTTAGAGAAAATATCAAAATGTCAGAGGCAGGAGAAGTGGAAGTGATTGATCCTAAAACAGGGCAAACGAGATACACTGAAAACGGTGATCCGCTGACGGTAGATGGGTTGGTAAGTGAATTCCTACAAACTAATCCACATTTCGTTTCAGCAGGCACCCCAGGCGGTGGCTCCAAGTCCAACACTCAAACTGAAGGTGTTCAAAAAGTTGATGTTAATAAATTGGATATGAAAAATCCAGAACATAGAAAGATCTATGCTGAGTATCGTAAGAAACTGGGCTATTAGATCGTAACAACAACTAAAAGGAGATTAGTCAAATGGCTAATGAATCAACAACAACAACATTGAATGACCTAATTGCACCTATTGTGCAAGAGGCAATGTTCGTAGCATCAGAGAGAGCAATAATGCCAGGACTTGTGAAGAACTTCACAGTGCCAGCGAATGCGGGCAAAGTCCTACAAGTTCCTTTATACGGAACGAACACAGCAATAACATTGGCAGAAGGCACAGACCTTGCGGGTGACGCAAACGGTGATGTGACTATATCAACTGGTGTTGCTAACATCACATTATCAGAAGCAGGTATCATGACACTTGTAACTGATATGGCAATAAACCACGCAACATCAAATGTTATCGCAGACTTGGGTAAATTATTTGGTGAGGCGATCGCTAAGAAACACGACACTACATTGACTTCATTGTTCACAAACTTCACTGAAGTGGGTGCTGGTGCTCAAGGAAAAGAAATCCTTGTTGAGAACTTGTTCCAAGCATACGCAACTTTAAAATCAAATGCGGTGCCTGGTCCATACTACGGTGTGTTCCATCCAAAAGCGATCTACAACATCAAGAAAGAGTTAACAAACTCTTTCGTGAACCCATACGGTTCAAATGTTGCTAACCAAGCAATGACTGAGGGCTACATTGGAAGAATCGCAGGTATTGATATCTACGAAACTTCTAACTTCGCAGACTTCTCAGACGGACAAGTGGTTAATGCTGTATTCAGCAGAGACGCAATGGGCTTGGCTGTTTCATCTGCTCTAAAAGTGGCTACTCAAAGAGATGAGTCATTGAGAGGCAGTGAAGTGGTTGCAACTACAGTTTTTGGAGCATCAGTGCTTCATTCAACTTATGGTGTTAAATTATTAGGTGATACTATCATCACTAACTAATTTTAGCAACAGGCTATAAACAAAGAAGGGCGGCAGAAATGTCGCCCTTTTTTTTGGGTACATTAAATATCATTAT